ATTCCCGTGGCGTGGCCCCACGATGGCTTACAACATGAAAAAGGCAGCGGCCTGCAGCTGGCGGCCCAGTACCGGGCGCACAACGTCAACATGCTCAAGGAGCGGGCCACCTTCACCGACGGCACGAGCTTTGTCGAACCGGGCGTGACGATGATGCTCGACCGGATGCGCGGGCGCCGGCTGCTGGTCGCCAAGCATCTGAGCGACTGGTTCCAGGAATTCCGGATGTACCACCGCAAAGAGGGCCTGATCGTCAAGCGCCAAGATGACCTAATGTCGGCGACCCGGTATGCTCTGATGATGCTGCGCAAGGCCGTGTCCCAAGCCGAGGCGGCGCCGGGCCTGTTCGGCACGGCACCCCGGCTGCCGGCTGCCGTGCCCCTGGACATCTACACAGGATATTGACCATGCCGATGATCGATCGCACCCCCGACCCCCTGCGCGCGCCGCGGGAAGACGACTTCCCGCCGGAGATGTTGGCCGAGCAGCTGGCGCTTGCGGCCCTGGAGCAGGAATCCCTGGAGTCCGGGCTGTCGATCGAGGAACTGCTGAAGCGAAAGGCGGAAGCGGAGCGGGCCCGCAAGGCCGACCTGCAGGTGTTCGCCGCGGACATGGTGCGCCTGCGCGACGCCTGGATCACGGCCCGCATCGCCGCGGGCGTCGATGCCCGCTGGCACGACGATGAGGACCAGTACAACGGCGTCGACTCGGTCAACCGGGCTACCAACGACATGGTGGCCGAGGCGACGGCGCGGGCGCAGCCCATGACATCCGCGCAGACGAACAACTCGGAGGCCGTGGCGCACCGCAGCACGGTGTTCATCAACCAGACCCGGCAGAAGACGAACACCGGGGAGGCGCGGCTGAGCGACATCGTGCTGCCGACGGACGAGAGGAACTTCGCGATCACGCCGACCCCGGACCCCCGGCTGGCGCGGGCGCTCAAGAGCCGCGTGGCGCTCATCGACCCGGCTACCGGGCGGCCGCAGCAGACCCAGCTGGAGGACTCCGCCACCGGGCGCGGGGCTGTCGACGCGACCGGGCAGCCGCTGATGCGGGATCGCACCGAGGCCGACGCCGCGCGCGAGGTCATGATGGCCGCCCTGGACGCCGCGCAGGCCATGGAGCGGAAAATCTACGACCAGCTGGTCGAGTGCGACTACGCGGCCGAGGTGCGAAAGATGCTGCACGACGCAGCGGTGTTCGGCGTCGGGGTCCTGCGCGGCCCGATCGTCACGAACCGCACCCGCAAGGCCTGGGTGCGAGGCCCGCAGCAGGGCCGTCACGTCCTGCAGGTCATCGAAGAGACCCGGCCCACCAGCCGCTGGGTGCCCGTGTGGAACGTGTTCCCAGACCCCGAGTGCGGCGACGACGTGCAGAACGGGCAGGGCATCTTCGAGCGGGAGCTTCTGCCGCGCCGGGAAGTGCAAGCCCTGGCGGAGCAGCCCTACTACGACGCGGACGCCATCCGGCAGGTCCTGCTCGAAGGCCCGCGCCTGTCGCGCGCGTTCACGACCCGCGACTCCCGGGACCAGCGCATCCTCGGCGTGGCGTCCAGCAACCTGTTCGAGGTGTTCACGTACACCGGCGACCTGGAAGTCGACCGGCTGCGCGCCCTGGGCGCCCTGGGGATTCCGGAGGACCTCGACCCGCTGGCCCGGATCAGCGGGTGCCTCGTGATGATTAACGGCTCGATCGTCAAGGCTTACCTGAACCCCATCCCGTCGGGCGGGCTGCCCTACGACTTCTTCCCCTGGGAGAAGGTCACAGGAACGGTGTGGGCCGTAGGCATACCGTACCTCATGCGCCACCAGCAGCGGGTCATGAACGCCGCGTGGCGGATGATGATGGATAACTCGGGCTTGAGCGCGGGCCCGCAGGTCATCCTGCGCCGCGGCGCCATCACGCCGGCCGACGGCCGCTGGGTCCTGCACAGCCGAAAAATCTGGTACGCCAATGACGACGTAGTGGACGTTGAGAAGGCGTTCCAGGTGGTCAACATCGACAACAACCAGACGGCGCTGGCGAACATCATCCGCATGGCCGAGGACCTGGCGGACAAGGAAACCGGGCAGCCGATGCTGGTCCAGGGGGAGCGGGGCAGCGCGCCCGACACGGTGGGCGGCATGCAGATGCTGCTGAACAATGCCAACATAGGGCTGCGCCGGCTGGTCAAACAATACGACGACTATGTCACCAAGCGGCACGTGCGCCGGTACTACGACTACAACATGGAGCACGACGAGGACGACGCGATAAAGGGCGATTTCGACGTGCACGCCAAGGGCTCCGGCGGCCTGCTGGTGCGTGACGTTCAGAACCAGGCCTACCTGCAGCTGGTACAGCTCGCGGCCCCCGGCACCCCGTGGTCCGCCGTGTTCCATGCCCGCAAGCTCATGGAGAAGGCGCTGGCCGGGCAACACATCGCCGCGTCAGAGGTCCTCAAGACCGAAGACGAGATGCAGCGGGACGCCGAGGTGGCGCGCGCTTCGACGCCGCCCGACCCGCGCGTCATGGTGGCCGAGGCGCGTGTGACCGAGGCGCAGGCCCGCGCGCAGGGGGATATCAGCGAGATCGAGCTGCGCCGCGAGATCGCCGCACAGAACTTCTCGGCGGCCATCGCGAAGCTGGAGCTGCAGCGCGAGGTGGCGATGCTGGAGTACGCGAACCGCGAGAAGATGTCCCTGGAGAAGGTGCGGCAAGCGCTCACTGCCGAGGTCATCCGCGCCAACACGAAGAAACAGTTGCAGGCCACGGAGATCGCGCTGAAGATGAACCCGGCCAACCCCACCAACCAGGGCATTTGACGTGCGCGACGCCCTGTACTGGCTGGTCAAGCTCAAGGAGCTGGGCGTGCGCACCCGGGAAGCCGAGGTGTGGGCGCCCATCCTGGCGCATGCCCTGGCCGACTGGTCGGACGAGGAGATCGCCCACTTCCTGGGCCAAGTCCTGCACGAGTGCGTGAAGTTCCAGTACCTGGAGGAGAACCTGCGCTACTCGGCCAGCCGCATCGTCCAGGTGTGGCCGAGTCGGTTCCGGTCCGTGGCCGAGGCGCAGCCCTTCGCCAACAAGCCCGAAGCGCTGGCAAACCACGTGTACAGCGGGCGGATGGGCAACACGCAGCCCGGCGACGGGTGGCTGTTCCGCGGGCGGGGCCCGATCATGCTCACCGGGCGGGAGAACTACACCTTGGCCGAGCAGCTCACCGGCGCCCCGCTGCTCCTGCTGCCGGAACTCATGCTGGAGCCGGCCGTGGGGGGCCTGGTGTCGGCCATATGGTTCAAAAAACGGGCCGCCCCTAAGATACCCGAAGGAGTCGGCGCCGTGTCGGTGGCCGTCAATGGCGGGTCCGTCGGGCTGCCCGACCGCCAAAAGCTTACAACCGCGGCCTTGGCCGCACTGACGAGGACCGCATAATGCCGCTGGACATCACCGAGTATCGCGAGCTGGCGACCGATAGCTTCGGCCACCCCATCCCCACGGGCGTCGAGCCCGCCAACGCCCAGCACCAGGTCGCCATCACAGGCGGGTCCGTGCAGTCCTCGGGGCTGGCCGTCGGCACCCGGCTGGTGCGGCTGCACACCGACGCGGCCTGCCGCGTGGAGTTCGGCAAGAACCCCACGGCGACCAGCGCGTCCAAGCGCTTGGCCGCCAACAGCACCGAGTTCTTCGGCGTGCGCCAACACAGCGACGGCTCGCTCACCAAGATCGCCGTCATTTCGTCGACCTGACGAGGAGTCGCACATGCCGATGATTGGCTCACCGATCTCTCCCGCGCAGCTGGCGGACGCCCACGGCGCCCTGGCGACGCTGGCGAAGCTGTCCTCGCCGGAACACATGGCCGCCGAGCTGGAGCGCCTGGAAGCCGTGCACGCCGAGCTGACGGCGCAGGCGCAGGCCCTGCAGGCCCAGCGCCAGCGCGTCTATCAGGCGGGCGCCAACCTGGAAGCCCTGCGCGAGGCCGCCGGGGCGCAGGCTGCCGAGGCGCAGGCGGCCCTCGCCGAGGCGCGCAAGGCCCAGGAGGCCGCTGCCGAAGAGCGCGCGGTTCTGGCCGACGAGGCGGCCGCGCTGACTGCGCGCCGGCAGGCGGTGGACGCCGAGCAGGCCCGGGCGGCCGGTGAGCTGCGCCGCCGCGAGGCGGCCCTGGTCAAGGACCGCGAGGCCCTGCAGGCCGACCAGGCCGCCGTGGCCCGCGAGCGCGCCCAGCTGGCCGAGCAGACCGACGCGCTGGACCGGCGCGAGGAGGCACTGGAAGCGAAGGCGGCCGCGCTGCGGGCCATCGTAGGCGCCTGACACACCAACAAGTACATCCGAGGAGCAGCAGAGCATGGCACTTGACTCGACGAAGTGGGAAGTACAGAACGACAAGGACATCCGCTACATCGGCCCGACCCACACGGCCGTCGGTGCAAACTGGGTGACCGTGCTGGAGCTTCACCGCTGGCTGCAGGCCTTGGCGGCTGGCGCCAGCTCCGCCGGCGACGACTTCATGGACATCACGCGCGACACCCCGTCGGACAAGTCGTTCGACACCATCATCAACCTCACCAACGGCTACAACATCGACGCGACGACGGCCGAGTACATCTACGGCGGGTCGATCATCCAGGCGAGCGGCGCGGAGATCTACGACGGCATCCAGATCGTGGCCGGCGCCGGGTGCCACACCGAAGTCGTGCAGAACGGCGCCATCATCACCAACGACTTCTGGAACAGCGTCCCGAACGGGTCGAGCAACAAGGGGATCAACCCGGACGCCGCCAACGGTATCGCCGCGCGCTTCATGGTGCGCGTGCGCACGGGTGGCAACGACATCGACGGCCGTCGCCTGGTGTGCCAGACCCGCGAGTGGGGCAAGACGTACTCCGAGTTCCGGGTCAACGGCACCAGCCGGGGCACCAACGTGGTGCCGCTGACCTACGCCAACGACCTGAACAACACCACCGCCGAGGCCACCGTCGCCACCTGGACGACGATCACCAACACCGAGGGATATCGCTCAATCGACGTGGACAACAACGCCACGCCGGAGAACTACTAC